GAAGAGATGGATATTCTTGTGGAGCAAGGAACTGGAGATAGGTGGATGTTTGCAGGTTCAACAGATAATAAGCCTATGGAGGTTTGGAATTTGGATGAATATGGGGACAGATCTTATATGTGGGACTACAGATAGATTAAACCATAGGAAATTATAAATACTTTTAGAATAATTCTGGATAGACGGAGAATAAAGATGCCGCTAAATTTAGCATCTCCTGGAATTGTAGTAAGGGAAGTTGATTTAACAGTTGGAAGAGCTACTCCTTCATCAAATAAAATAGGTGCAATTGTAGCACCATTTGCTAAAGGACCTGTAGATTCTCCAACTTTGGTAGAAAATGAAAATGCATTATTAAACAATTTTGGGGAACCATATTCAATAGATAAGCATTATGAGCATTGGTTAAGTGCGTCGTCTTATCTTTCTTATGGTGGTTCACTTAGAGTTGTAAGAGCTGATGATGCACAACTGAGAAATGCTTTCGTTGGAACTGCATCTAGTGTAAAAATTAAGAGTTTGCAGCATTATGAAGAACTTGGTTACGACGATAACACAATTACGGGTGTTGTATTTGCTTCAAAAAATCCTGGTTCTTGGGCAAATGGTCTCAAAGTAGCGATTATTGATGCTAAGGCAGACCAAATTCTTGGAATCAATACAACTGGAGCTGTTGTAGGTTATGGAATTACCCAAGCTCTAACTGGTACCGTTGCTGGTGTCGGTGAAACTTCTGCAGCATCTGGATATTTAAAGGGAATCATTACTGAGATTGGTTCGGGTACGATCAGTGTAAAAGTTTTAAGTCAGGTATCTGTTGCAGGAACCGAAACTGCAGTTGATTATCAACCAGATGGTCTGTATTCATTCACAATTACTGGTAATGCAACAGTAATTAATAACAGCAGTGTTGGAGTTTCAACTACTGCAGTTTCTTCAACGTTTGATTGGTTTGATCAGCAAACAATTGGTCTAACAACCACATCATCAATTAATTGGAATAACGTAGCACCAAGACCATCAACCACTGCATACGCTGATGTAAGAAATTCCAGATTTGATGAAGTTCACGTTGTAGTTATTGATGCTATCGGAGAGGTAACTGGAAATGCAGGAACCATTCTAGAAAAGCATTTAAGTCTTTCTAAAGCAACCGATGCTGAATTTTCTGCAGGATCTCCATCCTATTGGAGAAAGTATCTTGCAACTAATTCCGAGTATGTTTTCGCTGGCGGAGCACCTGCAGGTATTGTAACTACAGGATTTAGTTCTGGATTCGCCAAAGTTACCGATATCGGTTGGGATCAACCAGCTGAAGGAATTACCTTTGCTGCTACTGGAGCAACAACGAATACATTAACTGGCGGCAAAAATTACGATGGATCAGTAGGTTTAACAACTGCAGGAGCTCTAACTGTAGATCTATCAAATCTCTCTGCTGGATATGATCTTTTTGAAAATACAGAGAACTTTAAGGTAGACTTCCTCTTAATGGGATCTGCTGGATATGGTAAAGAAACTGCTCAAGCACTTGCTAACAAGCTAATCTCTGTAGCAGAACTTAGAAAAGATTCGATCGCATTCATTTCACCATATAGAGGAGCAGCAATTACTGATACATCATCACAAACTGCTGTAACAGTAAATTCTGCAGAAACTATCACATCTAACGTTCTATCATTCTACTCTTCAATTGCTTCTTCGTCATATGCAGTATTTGATAGTGGATATAAGTACATGTATGATAGATTCTCAAATACTTTCAGATATGTTCCTCTGAATGGAGACATTGCAGGTCTTTGTGCTCGCAATGATATCAATAACTTCCCATGGTATTCACCTGCAGGAACTTCAAGAGGTGCAATCCTGAACGCAGTAAAACTGCCTTATAATCCATCAAAATCACAAAGAGATCGTCTCTATAGCAATAGGGTTAATCCTGTTATCTTCTCACCAGGATCTGGAATTATTCTCTTTGGAGACAGAACTGGTCTTGCGAAGGCATCGGCATTTGATAGAATCAATGTTCGTCGTCTCTTTGTTTACCTTGAGGACGCTATTTCTCAGGCAGCAAAAGATCAACTCTTTGAATTCAATGACGAGATCACTAGAACGAACTTTGTAAATACCATTGAACCTTTCCTCCGTGATGTTCAAGCTAAGAGAGGTATTTTTGATTATGTTGTTGTTTGTGATGAAACAAATAACACAGCTGCTATTATAGATAATAATGAATTCGTTGCTGATATCTATATTAAACCTTCCAGATCGATTAACTTCATCGGTCTGACCTTCATCGCCACCAAGACTGGTGTTGACTTTGAAGAAGTAATCGGAACATTCTAATTAACCTAGAGGTTTAACAACTATGGCAACCAGAGAACAAATCAATAATATTCCTTTAAGGAAGATTACTGACTTCAAGAGTAAACTAACCGGTGGCGGTACTAGAAGTAACCTCTTTGAGGTTGAATTAGCGTTTCCTTCAGCAATCAACGTTGATAATGTAGTTCTTGATAAGTCCAGATTTCTCGTAAAGGCAGCTGCTATCCCATCATCAAACGTAACCTCTCTTGAGGTAGCATTTAGAGGGAGAACTCTAAAACTTGCTGGAGATCGCAGCTTTGAGTCCTGGACAATTACCGTCATTAACGACACGGATTTTGCGATTAGATCTGCATTTGAGCAGTGGATGAACTACATCAACCGCCTTTCTGATAACACTGGACAAACAGACCCAACTCAATATGAAGCAGATGCTTATGTCCACCAATTAAATCGTGATGGATCTATCCTAAGATCATATCATATGTACGATTTATTCCCAACTAGCATCAGTTCAATTCCTCTTGATTATGGAACTGATTCTATTCAGGAATTCACAGTTGAACTTCAAGTTCACTGGTGGGAAGCAGTTAAGGGCACTTCTTCAGCAGCAGGCGGTTCTGATATCAACTAAATAGTATATAACAAGGTATTAAGTTTATAAAATGGCGAAACTTTTTGGTTTTTCGATTGAAGATAACGAAGACAAATCCAAATCTATAGTTTCCCCCGTCCCTCCAACCGATGAGGACGGGGTTGATTATTATATTCAATCTGGATTTTATGGACAATATGTAGATATTGAGGGTGTTTATAGGACTGAATTTGATTTGATGCGTCGCTATCGCGAAATGGCTTTACACCCAGAATGCGATAGCGCCATTGAAGATGTTGTTAATGAAGCAATTGTAAGTGATCTCTATGATTCTCCAGTAGAAATTGAACTTTCAAACTTAAATGCTAGTGATAAATTATAAGAGAGGAATTTAAGTCTATCAAAGAGATGATGGACTTTGATAGAAAAAGTCACGAAATTTTTAGAAATTGGTACGTAGATGGTCGTTTATATTATCTAAAAGTCATTGATATCAAAAAACCTGAGGAGGGAATCAAAGAACTCAGGTATATTGATCCAATGAAAATGAAACATGTTCGTCAAGAGAAGAAAATGACGGGCATTAAGAATGAACCTATTGTAAGTAGGCTTACTTCTAATGCACAATCTTTAGATTCTGAAGCATCATACTCAGATATTGAAGAGTATTTTATCTATAGCCCAATGCCGAACTATCCAATGGGTTCTTTGAGTGGTGCATCAAAAGGATCGATTAAGATTGCAAAAGATTCTATTACTTATTGCACATCTGGTCTTGTAGATAGAAATAAGGGAACGGTTCTTTCATATCTCCATAAAGCAATTAAGGCACTCAATCAATTGAGAATGATTGAGGATTCATTAGTTATCTATAGGTTATCTAGAGCACCAGAACGTCGTATTTTTTATATTGACGTAGGTAATCTCCCAAAAGTTAAAGCGGAACAATATCTTAAAGAGGTAATGAGTCGCTATCGTAACAAACTCGTCTACGATGCAAACACTGGAGAAATCCGTGACGATCGGAAATTCATGAGTATGCTTGAGGATTTCTGGCTTCCTCGCCGTGAAGGTGGTAGAGGTACAGAAATTACTACTCTTCCTGGTGGACAAAATCTTGGTGAAATTAGTGATATTGATTATTTCCAGAGAAAACTTTATAGATCTTTAAATGTTCCAGAATCAAGAATTACCGGTTCCGGTGATGGATTTAACTTAGGTCGCTCATCTGAGATTCTTCGCGATGAACTTAAGTTTTCGAAGTTCGTTGGACGTTTGAGAAAGCGTTTTGCTCAAATGTTCAATGACATGCTTCGTACACAACTTCTTCTGAAGAACGTAGTAACTCCAGAAGATTGGGAAAGAATGGAGGATCATATTCAATATGACTTCTTATATGATAACCATTTCTCAGAACTTAAAGAGGCAGAATTACTCACCAATCGCCTAACTCTCTTAACTACCGTAGAACCATATATTGGTAAGTATTATTCTACAGAATATGTTCGTAGAAAAATTCTTCGCCAAACTGATTCCGAAATTATTGAAATCGATGAGCAAATTGAGGATGAGATCCAAAAAGGTATTCTCCCAGATCCCAATGCTCCAGTAGATGAAATGGGCAATCCATTACCACCAGCTGGTGAATCTGCTGGGCAGGCTATAGAACAAGGAGCAGGTGGAGAAGTTCCAATTGAACCAACTATTAGCGCCCCAGAAGTAGAAATCAAAGAACCCAAAGGTGGGAAGATATAAATAATCTTATATTAGCACACATTTTTTTATGGAAGAACTTATCGATTTGATTGCGACCGATGGAGCACCTTCAGATGTTTCCGACAAAATCAAAGAATTACTTTATGCTAAAGCCGCAGATAAGGTAGATGCTGCTAGACCTGAAATAGCAGCAGTAATGTTTGGTACTGAAGATCAATCCGGAGATGAAGCGTAATGGCGATAAAAATCGTTCAAAATGTAAATAGAATTTCACCAACGGTTTCCACAGCGACTACAAGTGATCCAATTGCCCTCAAAAGTGGTTACATTAGAGTTGCTGCTGGATCCACTGCAGCATATGTAGAAACTGGTGGCGATCCTGTAGCTACTGTTAATTCATTGCTTATTTCTCCTTTCGCAAATGAAGTTTTGAAAGAGAGACTTGCAAAGCAGCAAATTGCTGGAATCACTACTGGAACAACAACAGTGGTTACTTTTGATAATAATGCAGGAAATCCATTCCTGGTTGGAGATTATGTAACGATTGAAAATGCTCAACCTGCAGGTATTAATACTGTTCATCAATTAGTAACTTCTATAACAGATAGTACAGTTACGATTGCCGCAAATACTTCAACTGTAGTTGGTGTAATTACAGCAACAGGATCTACTTTATCCAGAAGTGTAAAAGTTTCAGCTCTTGCAGTTGGCGGTTCAACAAATCTAAGTATTACAGAAGTCGTTCAACTAGTTTCCGAATAAAAATGAAACTCATCACAGAAGAAATTTCAAAGGTAGAATTTATTACCGAAGGAAAAGGATCTCAAAAGAAAATGTATATTGAAGGTGTTTTCCTTCAAGGTGATATCTGTAACCGTAACGGAAGAATGTATCCTATGGAGACACTCTCTCGCGAAGTTCAGAGATATACAGAATCCTTTATCAACAAAGGTCGCGCTCTTGGAGAACTTGGACACCCAGATGGTCCAACAGTAAATCTTGATCGCGTTTCTCATAAGATTGTTTCTCTTACTAGGGAAGGAAACAATTTCAGAGGAAAAGCACAACTTCTTGAAACCCCGATGGGTAAGATTGCAAAATCACTTATCGATGAAGGTGTTTGCTTAGGTGTTTCTTCTCGTGGTGTAGGATCACTCAAGATGACCAATGAGGGTCATAAAATTGTTGGCGAAGATTTTATGCTAGCAACTGCTGCTGACATCGTTGCCGATCCTTCTGCCCCTGACGCTTTTGTTCAGGGAATTATGGAAGGTAAAGAGTGGGTCTGGGAAGGAGGAATCCTTCGTGAAAGACTAGCAGAATCTACAAAGCGTAGAATTAACACTCTAATTGATGAAAGAACACTCCAGGAACATAAAGTTCAAATGTTCCAAGATTTTCTTTCAAATCTTTAAATTATAAATAAATATAGATTATAAC